GTCCGTAATAGTATTTGGCCAGATAAGCAATTTGAGGTCTATGCTAGAGAGTTTGCAGAATTAGTTGTGCCAAACGGAATCATGGGAACTGGCGTACCTTTTGATATCAAAGAGGTAGAAAAACGCCAATGCAGTCCAATACAACGCGCGCGTACCGAACAAGTCCGCGATGAGTTAACTCCAGAATTAGTCAGTAATCGTTTGAAGGCTTTTACTAAAGCTGAGCCTTATGGCGATATGACTGACCCGCGTAATATAACTACCTGTCATGCCACATTGACTGTCATGATGAGTGGTTTTACTTATGCATTTAAGGAAATAGTCCTGAAGGATATCGAATGGTATTCTCCGGGATTCTCCTGTCTGGATATAACACATCGCTTGGCTCAAGTGGTATCTAAAGGCGCGATAATATCTGATTTTTCAAGATTCGACGGAACTATGTCTTATTTTTGTCAAATTCGTGTTGGGTTGCAAATTTATTCGCGTTGGGTTGCACCAATATATAAGGCTGAGATGGAAAAATATTTCAACTTGGTCTTTAAACAACATGCGATTACCGCTGAAGGGTATCGATATGATCCCGGATGGGGTACTCGCTCTGGTTCACCCATAACAACAGACGTGAATACCATGGTTAATGCCTTCGTTGCATTTTCTGCATTAAGGCAGTCAGGAAGGTCCCGCGAAGAAGCGTGGGAGTCACTCGGCATTTATTGTGGTGATGATGGAGTAAATCGTTATTTACCCGGCCTACAACAATGTTTGATTGACGTCTCTAAATCCTTAGGTTTGACCCTTGAAATAAAATCTCAAGAACCAGGTAAACCAGTAGAATATCTTGGAAGAATATTTTGTGATCCTTTAACATCATTGGATTCATTTCAAGATCCACGACGATTTTTACCCAAGCTCCATTTGAGCACCAATAAATTTGTGTCGTTGGAACAGTGTGCTTATAACAAAGCTATAGGTTATGCTGTTACTGACCCAATGACACCTATACTATCAAATTGGGTAGAGAAAGTTAGAGATCTTGTTAATATTCAACAAGCGAAATATATTTTACATGAGGAGAAGTGGCGCATGTCAAACGCTTGGCCTCAAAGAGATACACAGTTCATAAGGGAGTGCTTTTTGCATGTTATGAACTGGTCAGATGAACAATTAAGCGCAAAAGAAAACGCAATTGATCTGACTACCCATCTCTTTGGATTTCCCGTTATCTGGCACAATGGAGCACGTCGTGTGAAAACTGATTGTTCTTTTAACGGTGAAATCTTTTACTCTGAGATCACGCTTCGTAATTTCAAAAATTCTATTTCAACCGAGACCGAAAAATGTCAAACAACAGAAAATCAAACCGCAGCAGAGGCTGCCAAAACGAAGGAAAAGTGGAGGCCGATGCCCCAAATAACGCTATGCAGCTCGATGAAGCCTACGAGAGTTGGCGACGGAGAGCGATTGAGTCCATCTACAAGCTTAGCGAGGACATCGCGGGTAAACAACGTAGCTACATCCGAAAGGGTATCTACGGCAGTCACCCGGACCAACGAGCCATCGACGAGACCATCGAAGAACTTACATTCCACCTCGGATTGCAAGTCAAAAGGTCAAACCAAACGTCGATCGCCCGTAAACCAACGTCAGAAACAGTCTAATAACCGTTCCAG